CGAGGGAATCGCATCAGAAACCGGTGACCTTCTCGATGGCCTGCTGGAACACACTGCTGAGCGCCGGGCCGGCGAGCGCCCAGATGATCACCACCAGACCGGCGGTCATGAGCGTAACTAGTGCGTGTTGTCACCTTCATGTGGAACGATGCGGAACGTCGCCCTGGGCCGCCCCGGGGTGACCTCTACATACTGGAACAGCGCGCGCAGCATCTCCCGGAGCTCCGGAATCGGAATATCATCCCACCGCTCAATCACGCCCGGAAGGATCGTCATCTCGCGTCTGCTCGCCCGCGCCTCGACCTGCAGCAGTTCAGCGCGCAACGCTTCCTGCCGTTCGAGCAACGGTGCGAGCTGCCGCTGGTACGAGTCCTTCGGCATATCCAACTCCACGGCACGCGCGCCAAGCGCATCCACCTTCGCAGTCGTCGCCGCGAGCTGCCGACGAAGAGCTGCCGACGGATCCTTCACCGCACGCACCTTTGGGCCGTTCGCCAGAGCCTCCGCAACGGCTGCACGCGCATCAGCCTCGTACTCGGCCACGGCCTCGAACACAAACTCCTCCACCAGGGACGCTGTCACATACCCGCCAGCATGTGTTCGCTTCTCATGGCCGGCCTTGCACCGGTACTTGGCGACATGCTGAGCGCCGAACTGGCCCGCGTTCATCCGGGATCCGCACACGCAACGCACCAGACCCGACAGCAGATACTCCGACCTCTCCACACGGCGATACACCCGCCGTTTCTCCCGAGCCGCCCGATACGCAGTCCATTCAGCCTCGCTGATCAGAGCTTCATGCGCGCCAGGCAACAGTTCGCCGCCGCTCGAAATGAACCCTGCGGCAAAACCGGAATCCATCACGCGACGTAACGTCCGGTCACTCCACAGCCCGTCGCCAGCGTGGCCATAGCCTGAGACAGGGCGCGCTACGCCGGCGTTCAACTCCTTCACGAGCGCGTAGATCGACTGCCCCGCAATGTAAGCGCGAAACACTGACGCAAGGATCGGGCCAGTCAAAGGATCCGGACTGAAGCCTTCCCCGCGTGAATACACATAGCCGAACCTCGGCTTGCCGTTAGCTGGCAGACCATTGCGGATCCGCCGCGCGTGCGACTCCTTCCACACATCACCGATTCGCTCAGATTCGAACGCGGCGAACTCCGTCAGCATCCCTCGTGCGAGTCGTCCCGTCGAGGTGGTGGTGTCCAGTGGTTCTGTAGCCGACTCAATGAGCCCGCCAGCGGTGGCAACTCGATCTGCGGCCACGGCCCAGTCCAGGCGAGAGCGAGAGAGACGCGACCATTTCCAGAGAACGATGACATCGGCGGAACCATCCTCGATCGCAGCCATAACGCGCTGCACTGCAGGTCGGTTCCACGTTCGTCCGGATATCCCCGGATCGGCCTCGACTGCGACGACATCGTATCCCCGACGTTCGGCATACGCGCGTCCCTCATGCTCTTGGAGTTCCAGGCTTATGGACTCCTCGCGGTGGGTCGATTGGCGAAGGTACAGGATCGCTCGAGGTTGAGTTGCAGATCTCGCGACGGCTCTCACTATCCGGCCAATTCGTGACGGTGCACGTTGAGGTACATCTGCATCAACCGGCCTGATACGCCAAGTTCAGCCGCGAGGCGCGGCACGTCAGGAGTCCATCGAATGGCCTCCGCAACATCGGCAAACTCAAGGAGGTTCTCGGCCGCGAGACGATCAGCCTGCACCTCGTGCTTTGGCCGATCATCAGCATGCCCCAGCACCGAATGGGCGAGTTCGTGGGCGAGCGTTGACCGATCATGCACGGCTCTCATCCCTTCCTTCAGAACGATGGTGTTGTGGTCGGGTAGCCACAGTCCGTTAGCTGTCCGGATGCGGCGGTAGATGACAGAGATCCCCAACTCTGTCGCATGCTCGAATGGGTCATAGCCCATCAGTTCCCCCTGTGCTTATAGGTCTTCGTCGCTGTCCGCTTCGGGCTCGACTAGCGCTGCCTTGCGCTCGGCGTTCTCGATCTCTTCGACTGTGAGTGATTCTCCGCGCGGGCGGAGGGTTGTGACGATAGCTCCGCCCTCTGACACGGAGAGCCGACGACCGAGTTCGCCGAGGATTTCCTCATTCGACGCCTCTGTGAGCGCCGCGCTGACCCCAACGGTGACAGTGGTGATGTCGGCTTCTTCCGCGGTGATGAGTCCTGCAGCGGTGAGTGCCTCGACGACGGGACGTCCGTAAGCGCGCGCGAACTTCACCACGAAAGTGGGATCGGCGTTCATTCCCTGCTTCCAGCGCGTGATGGCGGATTTATCGAATCCCGCCTTGTCCGCGACTGCTTTAGCCGTGTTTCCGCGGGCTGTGATCTCGCCCGCGACGCTCTGCACATAGGTCCACCACGTCGTATCTGTCATGTCCTCAGGTTAGTTGCGTAAGCGCAACTGGCGCAAGTGTAGTTCCACCCCACTTTGGGGTTGCAGACGCGCTCCCTTCGTGCGATAGTGATTGCGCAACCACAATTCACGATTGCAGGACCACATACCAACGGAGGAAATGTGCTTACCCTAAGCATCAATGAGGAGGGCCTCAATCGTCTCCGCGCGGAATATCGCCTCCCCCTCGACAAAGATCTCGCTTCTCGAATCGGAGTCAACAAGAGCACCCTCTCGCGGGTCCTCGAAGGCAAATCCCGCCCAGGAGATCGCTTCATCGCATCGATGTTGACGGCCTTCCCCGTCAAGTTCGAGGACATCTTCGACGTCGTCGAAGTCGTCGCAATCCCCACCCCCATCACTCGCTCACTCGACGTGGCCGCCTGATGGACCGCCCCTCACCCGAAGCATGGCGGCGCTTCGGCGAGATCGCGCTCATCTCACTGACGCGCCTCGCCGAGCGCGACGCCGAACAGGCAAGTTCCGAAGCTGCCTGACCCCGCGGATCGAAGTTCGCCCGAAGCCCTTCGATCCCACCCCGCAACATCCCATCCCCAGCACACAAGTAAGGGCATCAACATGACAACGACGTACTACAAAGCGGTCAGACCCAACGGGTTCGACTTCCACACCGGAACTGTCGACTACGGCACCGCTCTCCTATCGGAGAGCAAAACCGTCGCCCACCCGGACCCCAAGGGTGGGGCACGGGACGCCTCCTTCTACTTCTCCGTCGCCACCGTCCCCACCGACTGCACCGGCTTCACCTGGGTCCGCGATGGCGGCGCTCGCCTCCTGGAGGTCGAAGCGATCGGGGAAGCATGGGCACCTCACCCCGGCGATCTGCCCAACAAGCGTGCAGCGACAAGCCTCCGCGTCGTCCGCGAACTCCCCGCCCACATGCTCTTCGGCGCGGAGGGTGAACGCATCGTCGCCCTGATCGACCAATTCGACGGACTCGACCAGCCCACGAAGAACGCGCTGTACGACGAGATGAGCCGATACGACACCACGTGGTGGCCGACGCATCGTGCGGTGGCCGGCGACGGTCGGGCGGATCGGGCTGGGCTCTACGCGGCTCGGATCGCCCTGTGCTACCGGCTGGGCGGCTGGTTCGACGGCCGCACGGCTTACGGCGCTGCTCTCGCTCTGCTCCTGCGCCCCCTGGTTGGTACTGCATTCACCCAGAGCGAATACGACATCCTCTCCCGCCCGTGGCGACTCCTCGTCGGGGAGATTCACCCCGACGACAAGGCGGTGAAGTGATGCGTCAAGCCCTCGAACTCATCGAAGACCTGCAAGCGCTCCGCGGCATCCTCCCCGAGTACGAACTCGCCGAGCGTGCCCGCGCGATCCTCGAGCGAGCCGACATGAAGCCCCTCGACCTCGCGGAGTTCCTCGCCGAGAAGGGTTTCACCGGCCCTCGCCTGATGCGCTCGGTCGGCACCTTCGGCAAGACGGTGAAGGAGGCGTACACCGCCCACTACGGGTACGAGCCCATCAAGACACACATCGTCATCAACGGCGAGATTCGCCCCGTGTGTGCCTACCTCGAGATTGACCGCGACCTGATCGAGGACGCGTTCATGGAGTGGCTCTCATGAACGAGTGGATCGGCGATGCCGCACTGATGATCAGCGCCCTCGCGGTCGCGTGGCTCCTGATGGTGGTGTTCGCATGAACACCCCCGAGATCATCACCGAACTGCGCGACGACGAGGTCTTCGTCTTCGGCTCCAACAAAGAGGGCCGCCAC